GGAAAATTACCGATACAAATGAGTTTAATGTCACAAGCACCAACACAAAAGGTGTAAAAATCCAAAAAGCAAATGTAATGTGTGATTTCCTTGCCTTAGAAAATCAAAATTCAATTCTCATCTACTCGACAACGACCCAAATTCGTCTCCAGTATAATGAGATACCGCATTTATCGCGAGGCGCGCAAGGCACGAAACTCATAAAACTCACCACTAATAAAGTGATAGGCGTTTCGGCACTTTAAAATTTGATTTTCTTAAAAAAGAGTGATATAATATATATATAAGGTTGAAAGCCGCCTTATAAAATAAAAATGATATATAGGAGAATTAAAAACTATGGCTAAACTGACTGAGAAAACTTTTGAAGCACTTGAGTACCTGCAGGCACATGGCGGCCGCGCGACAACGGTTGAGATGATGAACGCTCTGGGATGTGAGAAGATCGCCTCCATTACTGGTCGTGTGAACTCTCTGGTTCGGAATGATCTCGCTATTCGTGAAAAAGTCGAAGTTGAAGGCGAAGACAAGCCGCTGACCTATGTCCAGCTGACGGATGCCGGCATGAACTTTGTTCAGGATGCTGAGTAATAGATAAATGTACGAACAGTCGCAATTTTTGCGACTGTTCATCCTATTACTTAAAAGAACCACACAACTAAATAAAAAATGAAAGAGGAAACGAAATGTTAAGACAAGCAGAAAACAGATGCCGTATTGAGGGAATTTTATCAGAAATTAATCTTAAGTATGGTTCTTATGTAAACAAAAACACCGGCGCTACTGTTGATAACGTTGGTGGTAACATCAAGGTGCTTGTGCACCAGGTTATCAATGGCGAAGAAGTAACATTGGACATCCCCGTCTATATGTTCGCTTCGAAGTATACGAACGCGGGCAAGCTGAATCCGGCGTATGAATCCATCGAAACGGTGATGAATTCTTATGTGTCGATCGCTGCGGCTGGCGGAGAAGCTGGCGCGGATAAGATCCGGATTACGAACGCGAATATTCGTATGAATGAATACTACAATCAACAGGGACAGCTCGTTTCGTTCCCGCGCGTAAATGCATCTTTCGTTCAGAAAGCGGGCAACGACTTCAAACCGGAAGCATCTTGGAATCTCCAGTTTGCGGTATCTTCGATGGATTTCGTAACTGATTCCGATGGTGTCGAGCTTGACCCGAAGAAACTTCGTATCAAGATCATCGTGCCCCAGTATGGTGGAAAAGTTGATACGATGGAACTCTATGCAACGAACCCGAAAGTAATTGATGCAATTACTTCTTATTGGGAAAATCAGAAAACCTATACGGCGAAAGGCCGGCTGAACTTCTCGACTACGACTAAGGAAGTCGTTGAGGAGATGGACTTCGGTGAACCGGAAGTTCATGTACGCACAACTACTGTGAGTGAACTGATCGTTACAAGCGGTACCCAGGCTCCGTTGGAAGAGGGTGCGGCGTTCGACGTAATGGAACTCGCAGCGGCTCTGAAAGAGCACAAGGCGTATCTCGAGTCTCTCAAAGATAAGGCTCTTACAAAACAGACTCCGGCTCCTGTTGGCAAGGCATCAAAAGCAGACATTGATCTTGGCTTCTGAGGAGGTCAAGTAAATGGCTGTTGATATTTTCAGTATTAAGCCATCTGTTATAAGCCGCGACCTGAAAGGGAAATACGTTCTTATCTATGGTAAGGAAAAGAGTGGTAAGACCACCGCGGCAGCGTCATTCCCGAAAGCGCTTTTATGCGCTTTCGAGCGTGGCTATAATGGACTTGGTGGAGTAATGGCGCAAGACATCAATTCATGGAGCGATTTCAAGACTGTATTGCGTCAGTTGGAAAAACCGGAAGCAAAAGAACTGTATCAGACAATTATTATTGATACGGTGTCTATTGCTTGGGATCAGTGCGAGCAGTTCATCTGCCGCCAGAATGGAGTACAAAAAATAGGGGATATTCCCTGGGGCGGAGGCTATAGTGCCTCCAAAAAGGAATTTGAAAACGCTTTACGAAAAATTACAATGCTTGGGTATGGTGTTGTATTGATCGCTCATAATGCTTCACGTATTGAGAAAAACGCTGAAGGAAGCGAGATCGAAATTATTTATCCCGACCTGCCTAAGCGCGCGGCT